GGACAATGGCAATATTGCTATTATTTTTAAGTTGTCCAATTGATCCGTCTAATGAGGTGGCTTGATCCGTTGTCATAGCGTTAGGAGCCAAATATTGATGTACTGCAATTCCACCCTGTTTTCCTGCCATTAATTTTCCAATATCACTATCAGCGACTACTTTATAAGTGATACCATTTGGATTGGCCTTGAAAACATATAATCCGTTTTGTTCTTTTAGTGTCTGACTGAATAACAAATCACCCCAATAATAACCTTTAGCACCACTGGATGCTTTCGCTAATCCAGGCCAAATCTCTGCCATCAATGTATGTAGGCCAGCACGGTCAACTCCCCTAGCTTGGTCGTATTGAACAAACTGTTCCGGACTGAATACTTGACGACCAGTGCCGTCTTTCTTATTGAACATATGCTTGTCCATAATAGAAAATTGTCCACGACCATTACGGCCAAATATCAATGCAGGATATCCGTCCCACTTAATAGTAACAGTCTTAGGATTCTTTACAGTAGCTATGCTTGCTTCTAACGCACGATTAGCACCAGCACTTCCTCCCAAAAATATCAAATCTTCTGGATGATCTAAGTGACCTTTATCTTCTTTTAGAGAAGAAATCTTATCTACTTTATCTCTAAGTATCGCTAATGATTCAGCTAGGTTCACGGTTTTTCCTTAATGATTTGGAAAATCTCTGCTGGTCTTTGCTTTTAATAGCACTTAGCAACTTCCGCTCTAATATCTGTGCCTGTTCTTCAGGGTAATGCTTATTAATTAACTCTAGTAAATTAATAGCACTAGTTATGATATTATGGGCTCTACTCTCAATAATATGACTGGTGTCACGGTTATTTCCAAGTGCTTCTAATTCCTGCAAGAGGGAGCGGGTTTGTTTTTGCATATAATTATCCTACTAGTATTTATACGATTATGGTATAATTATTTCTTTAACGAATTCAATAAAGACTTGAATTTTGAGCCTTGAACATCGGCATGAACTGTTCTAGCTAACGGCTCTACTGTTATCTCTCCGGTGCTTCCATCAATTGTTTCAACAACTGTAGATTGAGGCTTTAATGTACTCATAATGTCATTTGCGCTTGGCTTGGGAGTATAACTCTGTTCTCCGTCAATGCCAGGATCACTAATACGCATAGTCTCAACATCATATTCTAAATCAATCTTCATGCCCACACCCGTTGAACTACGACTTTTCATACATTGAATCTGATACTTACCGCGTTCACGCATACTACGACTTGTGAAAATACCAAACACATTATCTGCTGTGTTAATCTTACTGATACCACCAGCAATATGACTGTGGTCAAATTCAATTTCATCAACCGCAGTACGGTTCAACTGACTTGCCGTGACCAACAATACACCAAGTTCTTTCGCTAGATTACGCAATTCTTCTGCTACATATTTGTCTTTGATAAACTGATCAGTTGGATTAACTTTAATACTTACTGGCATAACTAAATCTAAGTAATCAACCATTACAAAGTCAATTCTAATCCCAGTCTGTATCTGCACTTCTTTCAGATAAGCACGAATGTCATTAACATTACTTTGAGCAGGTAAATTCTTAACACGATACTTACCAGACTTCTTTCCTGCCATCTTAACACGTAACTCCGTTGTATCAATATCTTTACGAATTGCTTTTGTTCCCATCATGGTCAACATCGCATCTGTTCTTAGTGAAGTTAATTCTTCACTCAATTCTAATGTGATATATGCCCCGCTCATTCCCATCTGTAACCAACTTAATGCGAGATTCATCATTACCAATGATTTACCTGAGCCTGAGCCGCCCGCAAATATATTCAATTCACCCCTACTCATACCACCATATAAAATACGATCCATCTGAGGCCAGCCTGTAGATACTTGTCCACCGCTGTTAAAATATTTGTTAATACGACCTTTAGGATCAGCAAAGTAATCTGTACCCATGTCTTTTTGTAAACTAATCTGTACCGCATCTTTGATTAGTTTCTCTACTGGTTCAAAATCACCCTTCTCTAATAAATCTGCTGCTTTAAGAATAGCACGTTCTAGTTCTTGTCGTTTAGTAAATGCTTCAAATTCATCAAAAAACCATTCAAAATGGCCGTCATTTAAATCAGGCACTACTTCAATTTCTATCCCAGTTGTTGCTTTAATCTGTGTAGCATCCGGCAATACTCTATATTTGTCTGTATGTGACTTGTACATCTCAGCTACTGGACGTAGAGATCGGTCAAAGTTCTCACTATTCATAATGTTCATAACACGGGTATACAATTCCGCATTAGTAAGCATCATTCTCAAAAATAATTTTTGAACATCTGGGGTATATTCTATCTGCTTTTTAGTTTCTTGTTTTGCCAATTTTCTTCCTCTGCATTTCTATTTTAATTTTACTATTAGTAGCACAGTGTAGTATACTTAATAGTGTAGGTAACTTACCATACTTAATTACTGCGTCATTTACATCTTTTATATCATCATCCCAATCAGGTAAGCTAACACTATAGCCCAATTCTAATGCTTTGTCACACAATGCTAATCCTGTCTTATCTCTATCTGGAACTACTATAATTTTTTTATTCAACGTGCTTAATAACAATGATTGGTCACTACTTATATCATCGTGCATCAATGCTACACCATCAATACTTAGCGCATCAAATATACCTTCTGTTACGATACACACTTGCCATGCTGATTTCTGTCTGTCAATATTAAACACATATCCTGGTTGTTGAACATTAAGATATTTAGGCGATTTATTATCTAAAAATCTACTAGTATTACCTACAATTTTATTTTTATAAAAATATGGAATAATTATTCTGTGTTCTTTTCTACTGCCATATCTTCCTGTTCCATTAGGTGTTACTACAAATGGATAACTGTCGTAATGTATCCCGCGCTTTTCTAAATATTCAATATATCTAAAATGTCTAGGATTATCAAGATTTAGCTTTTCGCTATCTTCAGGCAAATCAACTTTATAAAATCTTATATCTTCTTTTGTTTTATTTTGTTGAGTAAAATCTAATAAGTCTTTATGTTGTAAACTTTCCAAACTCCATCGTTTAACTTGCTGTTCATCAATACCAGACCAAACTAATAGATTGCGAGTTTTACTACTGATAGGACGACCTAGTACAAAGTTACATTTAAACCCGCAGTTGAAACAATGCATTGACCAATTGCTACCGTCAAACTTGATGCCACCTCGCATTCGTTTATCTTGTCTATGACCAAAGTGGGTACAACAGATAGCATTGAAGCTAGTCCAGCCAGAACTTGTTTGTTTCTTTTTACCGGGTAGTATAGACAGGATATCAAACATCTATTGATTGTAACACAATCATAATGTTAAAGCAAATTATCTGGTCAATAAATTAGCCACTGCGCCCGCATTGCTAGTGAATTGCATACGAACATAAGGATGGAATCCTTGTATAACATATCCAACCGTTTGCGTAACATTGGATACTTCTTCTGTGGTCACAATATCATACCAATCATTATCTACGATACTACTGCCCTGAATAGTTGTGTTTCCATAGAATTCAATGTATTCAGTTTGTATAGTTAATATTGGATTGTTATTAGTACTCAGTACGCTAGTAGTGTAAGTGATGCTACTTCCATTACTGTTAGGACTATTAGGAAAGGCCTGACCAGTTGGAATAGTAATCTCATATGATGGTACAAAGTTAGGCAATACACTATTAACAATATTCATTACACCACGAGCGCCTGCATTTTGGTCTACGAATACAGGGAAGTCAAAGTCATTGACTGGAATTTCTAAAGTATAGTAGCATTTTTGGGCCTCAATATTCTCAAGGTCTGCAGCATTTAAAAACAACGCACATATACCTGTAGCAGCAAATTGCAAGGTTAATGATTTCTGTATCAATGTTTGATTACCTTGATAGTTTAATATGCGGCAAGTTATATCTTTCCCAGTAATATCTATGGGTTTTTGCTCCTGATTTAGGAATTGAAACTGGATTTGATTATCCACTCCCTTGTGCAGGGTCAATGGTTTGGCATAAACTGGCATAAATCTCCTCGGTGAATAGCCTGACAATAACACAACAATGTTGCGCTGAACGTAATAAAATACTGATGTTGAATACACAAATGTAGGCTCCTATAACGTATTTAGTCTATATATTTTAATTTAATTAACTTTGGTTACCCGATAAATAAACAGTTAACTAAAATAATGATCCAAAACGAATTTTTCAAAAGACTGACAGAAAATCATCCATTCATTACAGTATGTTCATATGCCAACCAGGACTATGTAGGAATTGTACAGAATAGGGATGATATGGTTACCACTATCTATGACTACGGCGCTATAACCGATGCTATCATAAAGGAAAAGTTCCTAGAACTAGGAGAGATTTGGTGGTGGGAATCCAATAGACTTGTACCCATCAATCTGTTTCTAAAAGATGATTGGTTACCCTTTAAACCCTATCTCAGGACCTTCACTAACAAAAGTCTAGTAGTGGTTCATGGTCCCACTTGTAGTATGAATGAATTAAGTAAACGTAGAAGTAAACGCCGTAGTATCACCCTCGTTAAGAGAATGCCCTAACAAATTTATGTGAACAACTACTAACTGTGCATATGCAATCGCATGTGCTTTCTTGAACACATACCCATCAGTTCCCTTATCCCATACAGTTTTACTAATTTCACTCCAAGATTTCCCAATCAAATGCTTTTTACCAGGACGAATAACTGCTAAAAACATAGCTAGTCTTGGGATACTGTCTATAGGTTCTGGCATCTTCTCTAAGTTGTAGTACTGATTGTTCAAGTGAATCAGTTTCTCAACAAAAGATTTATCTTTGAGTTTACTCCAATTAGGTTCAATCATCAATTCAACTAGATGTTGTTCATCACGAACATTCTCGTAAACATGAACATTCAACAAATCTAGTTTGAAGTAACCACGCTTCTCTGCTATTGTATAGTCAATACTTGCTATATCATGTATCGGGTCATAGGGAATAGGTGTAACATATACACCAGTAGCATGTTTACGAATAGGATTGACATTACGCATGGCTGCGCTTGTATGTTTAATCAGTTCAAGCAATCTATCTCTTGAACCAAAGTCAATGTCAATATCACTATCTATTCTCACGGTGGCATCACTCCTGCTTTGATAAGTTTACTATACGCTTTTTGTACAACAATAGCTTGTCTTTCGGCATCTTCTACAGCTTTGTGGGTAGTTGAATGTCCACCATCACTTAGTTTGACCCCTGCGACTTCATACAACGTTCTAGTGTCTCGTACGGTATAGAATGGCCACGGTATTCGCACTCCGAGTTGCCTCCATGCGGTCTCGCAAGCAACGATATCAAATGCTGCCCCATTAGACCACACAGCACGGCGATTCCAACAAAACTTATAAAGGGTTTCCATGCATTCGCTAAATGAAACACGTCCCTGATCTCCCATTGCTTCTTGAAGTGCGGCAGGGTTTTGTTTTGCCCACCATTCAATTGTACTGTCATCAATTATCCTATTATGTATTTCGGTTTGTTCTTCAATCGTAGGACGTAATTCTAATCGTTCTACTACACCATTGCCTTTAGGATTAAACCTTACAGCACCAATGGTTAGTATAACGCAGTATGGACTTGTGTCTAGTGTCTCCAAATCAATCATTATATCATTTGCCATATCATCCCCATTTCAATAAAAATATCAAGTAGAGTTTTTCATCTACTACTAGATACCCATCAGTGATGTTACCATTTACTATATTCATTTTTACGCCATACTTCTTTTCAATGTAATCTTCAAAATCATATGCGTCAAACGTTGTTTTAGTTTCCATGTACTCTACACGAACTTTTTTTAATGCTTCCCAGTACTTCCAACGATTCTTTCGTTGATGTAATGCCGGATCATCGTCATCATAATCCTGAAATGATTTTGATATGTTGGTCATTCCCAGCGCAACAAAAACAATGTTAAATCTTCATCACGGGTAAGCATTATTTCAGATTGGTTGATGTTATCTACCCAACGATTAGTCCCGGTTTCTTCATCATATCCTGACTTACCGTAATTCTTTTTACACCATTTTTTAATTTCTTTAGGGTTAACATCTTCTTGGTTATTCCAAGAAACAGTATGTATATTAACTTTGCTACCAAAATAGCGTGATGTTTTATGTGTAAATTTGCTCATGACCATCTCAATATAAAAAAGGTTCTATCTTGTTCATCACGGAACCAATACTTACGATCACTACCTACCCAACGTGCATTTTCTTTAAGCCAATTACAATCACCCATTGTGTCTGTCATCCACTGACTCATCCCCTGCCACTCTTTCTCATCATAGTTGTATGGTCTAACCCAATAGGGCCATTTGGGTTGATTGTCAGCGTAACCAGTTTCAAGGCGTTTCACGTTGATTTCATCTATCCATTGTTTTGCTAAATCAGATACCCATCTATCATTAGACATAGCACGTTTCTTTATCATATTACCATCTTAAACTACAAAATATATAATCTCGTTGATATCTAAATTTTATTTTTACTTGATACTCATTCCAGGTACATACCGTGTGTCGTTCATGCTTGTCAATTTTATTACACAACCATTCTAAAATTTCAATACGATGTTCCTTCCATCGGTTTTCATCTAGTTTAATAACATATTCATACCAGCCCGGACGTATATCTTCCCAACTTCTCATAAACATCTCAAACTAAAATGTATCGCATCACGCTCATCATAAAAATAAAAATCCATATAATCTTCTGTCATGTGTGTATAATACTTGACACCGGGCAATCCATATACTTCCATTACCCAAATACAAGTCTCATCCCAATCACTAATTGTATCACCCTTCATCCAAGCTATACGAACTCTAGTAGCCTGCTTCTTTGAGGGTGTCTTTAATTCTTTTTGTAAGGTCTGCATCACGTTTAAACTTTATCGCCCACTGTTCTGGATTTATATAATCAATAATCATTTTAACATGGCCTTCATTTAATGTATCTAAGAATTGGACACCGCTGTCGCTTTGATACAACAACCATGGGCTAATCCTACCAGCTGTAATAGCATAACAAATCTTGTTAGCATTACCATATCTCAACATGTCATGTGGTTGTATATTAGCATCACTTGCCATCTCAATACACTTTTCAATGCTACGATGTATAGCATCAAATGGATCTTCATGTCGTAAAAATTCAATCAGATATTTAGTATACGTACTATCACTACACCAATTGTCAATCTTAACTTGATTCTTTAATAGCCAATCAGTAAATCTTGGGATATTAACAGCATTGATATTAACACAATAATTACCAAACTTAACAAACGCAATGTAGTATGGATTCTTAATAAAATCTTCTTGTTTAAGATTCTTTCGTTTTGATGTATTCTTTTTATAAAACTCTAACCAACATTGAAATCCAATACGATTGCCATGATTGTCTTTATCTAACCATCTACGTTTTTGTTCACAGACATGACTAAGCGTGGTTGATTCACGCAAGAACTCCCTCTTACAAAATTCACAACCATACTTTGCTGTTTTAATTACCGAGGTCTCTTTCATATTGCTTAAGTTGTTCTTCAGTAATAGTTTCATTTAATGTCTCAATATCTGTTAGTTTCATGTTAGGAAACAATTCTGCTAATTTAAGTTTGCGTTTTTGATTACCTACAAACGCTTCACTCACCGCGTCAATGTCATCACTATCCGCTCTAGGATATATCTTCTTGTAATACTCTTTAATATCTTTCAGTTTAGCTGCTATTTGTAACTTGCTTACCTTAGGGCTGATGTTAGGTATCCACTGATGAAATTGTTTACCTGAACCCGGGCTACTAGCACACATCATCAACCATTGTAGTTTGGGATGCTTTTGAATATTCTCATTGAACAAATACTTGTTCGCATACTCAGCCGTACTCATTACATAATAACGACTTAATCCTTCACTGCCTTTAATAGCACTAAGCCATTGAATCATAGTAAAGGGTACAAACTTCTTTTGTTGTTCAGGACTTAGTCTGTCGTAGAAATCATAGTCCTTCTTGTCAAGTGCGGCAAGGACCTCAAACAAGTCTAAATCTTGTTTGTCAAATTTTTCATCAACAGGAGTTGCTGCTTTTCTTGTTACCATTAGAATGCCTGTGCGTAATCTATTATCTCACAGTTACGACTAATCTCTTTTACAAAATATACACATTCGGGTTTAGGTCCATCATTCAATGGAACACATAAAAATTGTCCGTTCTTTAATCTAGGAGCATACCATGTTACATCGTGATAGATATCTACAATCTCAATAGGTAGAAATGTAGGACTAAAACTTGTTAATGGATTAAACTCAAACGCATTGAAACCTCTGTCATTGATACTTGTTAGTGGCAATGTCTCTAAATCACCATGTTCTTTTTCACCAATCAATATCTGCCAATCTACTGGCATCTTAATTGTATGCTTACCAATTCTCAGTACAAGTGCGGGTGCGTTGAAACTTTCTAAAAAGATTAATGGGATATAATGATAGTCTACATTAGTCGGGTTACTATTATCTAGTATTGCAAATCGTAAATCATCTATCTCCTCTGGCAATGTCTCTAAGTTATAGTATTCGTTATCCAAGGTAAGTATTCTCATGTTGTTATTATATCATTTATATGTTAGTTTTTCTACGTCAAAAGGGTAGTTAGCCTCTTTGTAGAATGCTTTTCTTTGTGTAAGATGCCGTTTTGCAAACTTACAATTACTTGTGATATCCCAAATCTGTACGAAATTTTTATCTTCGGCTTTACGAATACCACGACCAATACTTTGTATCACACGAACAAAACTCTTACCCGGTTCAATGAGAACAAGATTAAAGATTCGGGGAATGTTAATACCCACGGCTGCAACGCCATATGTAGCAATAATGATTTTGTTAGTTGCTGTAGCAACCTCATCATACTGTTCTTTGCGTTCATCCATACCAGTATTGCCTGATACGAATACAACATCATATTCTGTTTTGAAATTACGCAATAGTTCACCTAATCTATTGTGTAATTCTTTACCTGCTGCTACTCTATCAACTAATATCAATGTGTTGCCACTATTTTTAATCACATCGACCAATTGAGTAATTTTATTTAATCGTTTATCATCTTCAAGTAAATGTTTTAGTTCAGATTGGTAATTACTAAACTCAACGCCATCTTGTAGTTGTACAATGTTTACATGACATTGTGCTAATACCCCTCTATCTTGTAATTCACTAGCGGATAGCTTGTTAATCACATTACCAAGACTGATAAAGATAGCTTGACTTGCGAATTTTTCTTTAGGTATAGTTCCAGTCAAGCCCCAACGTATTGGGATGTTGCTCATTACACCAGTAAGTAATTCTTTTAGAGCATCTGCTTTGGCCATGTGAACCTCGTCTACCATGACACAAACTACCCCTTCAAGAAAATCACCAATCTCAACTTCTGCTTCACCTGCTTTTGTTTTCTTAAGCATGTTGTTAAGACTTTGCCAAGTACAGATTGTATGCGTTTTGTTATATTCTTTTCTATCACCAAAATATACACCAACATCTAGTCCAAGATTAATGTAATCGGCTTCTGTTTGTGTTACTAAACTCTTGTTTGGGACGATAACAATACTGCGCCCGTAACTTTCAATAGACCAACTTAGTGCTGCTGTGATTAATGTCTTACCCGCACCTGTCGCAATCTCTTGTAGTGATTGTGGATTCTTTAGAAACTCATTAATGATTGATATTTGATAGTCACGCAATACTACAGGTTGTCCTGCGATGGGATGACCTTCAGGCCAATTCTTATGTTTGAACGTAGCCTCGGACACTTCATTAAAATTGAATGTTGTACTATATGTGCGTAGGTCCTCTAGTTCAATGTCATAACCTTTTTCATCTATGTAAGGAAGTATTTCGGGTAATAAATTGACATAGCTACTACCACCTAGACTAAAGAAACTTACCTTACCATTCCATCTACCTAGACGTACCGCGGGAAGATATCTTGCTCCGGGCACTTCGTACTCAAACATCTTTACCAGAGATTTCCGTTCAGTCAATTCTAGACCTTCAATCTTTACATTGACTTCATCCCTGACGATTATTTTACATTGTTTCATAATTAGTACTTAGTATAACAGAAACAAATAGGTAAAGCAAACATAAAGGCAAAAAAAGGGGAACCAAGTTCCCCTATAAAATCTATATATAAAGAAAAGTCAATTAAGCATTTTTCATACAAGTTGTACGTGCAAGATTTTTCCAGTTTGCTGGGCTAATCTTAACTAGATCAGCAATCTTCAAGCACATACGCAAACTCAATTCACGCAGTTTGCCGTGATTTTCCCACATGAAATCTAAGATTTCAGTAGATTGGGCTTCTTCAAAATTGTAGTCGGCAAACAAACCACCTTCAGCGTCACGATGGACCTGTTTGATACGCAACATTTTGTCACGCTCACTATTGATAGTGAGGTCCAGAAAGTGACAACGACTTTGCAATGCTTCCAAGTGATCTTGCAATTTCTTGCTTTTCACGTTTTCAAATTTCAAGTTAGTGATAAAGATAGCACTACCATTGAAGTTGAATTGATTCGGGATACCTTCATCACGTAGCAAACGTGAATCAGAGTTCCAGCAAATCTTGCGAGTCTTGCCACTATCCAATGCTGCCTTCAGAATGTTCAATGCCAACTCATCGGCGAACACGCTATCACAGTCATCAAAAATCAATACATTTTTTGTGTCAGAATATTTGTACAGTTGAGCATACAAACCTAGTGCTGTCATAGCACCTTTAACAACATTGAAACGCACACGTTTGCCAGCAATTTTGTCAAACATACTTGACTTTTCCATTTGCTTTTCAACACCGTGACTCTTGCCGACACCGGGCGGGCCTGATACGATCATAGCACGAATATCACCACTGATACAGGCAGCTGACATTTCATCAAGAATACCGAAACGCATAGCAATGCGGTCCATTGCCTCTTGTTCAGTTTCTTTGGACACTTCTGTTTTTGTTTTAAACTCTACTACATTATCTACCACGTGATCTCCATTTAAAAATTCAATATCTTCAATGCTTTCTACATTGACACGTACTTGAGGTCCACCCATTGCAAACTGCCCGTCATTTTTAACAGTAACGAATCCACCCTTCTTACCAACCTGATAACCTTTGACTAGTGTGAACACATCACCAGCAACAGGGTTATTACGATAAGAACCAGAGAGAATGCGAATAGTTGACATAGATAAATTCCTTTAATTAACTGATTAAGACTCTATTATATACTAAAACCCATTTATTGTCAATAGTCGGTGAACCCTAGATTGTACATTGCACTACGAAATGGCTCCGGGCTTTTTGGGTTGGCCCACATATAAACATCGTCACGGACCTGATCAGTGCAATTGAATTCAAACAATTCATAAATTTGATCGTTTGTGGACACTTCACATTGCTGAATAAATTCTACGATACTAGTAATCATTTTTGATTCCTTTATTAACTGAACAAGATTGAATTATACACCCAATACCATTTATTGTCAACCCTGGACCTCTGACTGGCTATCATTTTTTATAGTCAATTTTCAGTTTTTTAATCTGATTAGTTGTAAATTTGCTAATAGTATACTTTCCTGTACGTTCATATCCCAATAATTGTAATCCCGTGAATCCGGATACTGTATTAGATATAGGAATTATAGCGCCCACTTGATTAGTAGAATCAGCCAATTGGGGGAACATATCAGCACCATCGATGACTGTAAAATTGCCCTTTCCATCATTAATAAAGAAAGTTGTACCCCATACCTTTTTACCAGTATTGCGTGTTGAAAAATAATGTGCTATTACATCCATATTGCCATCACGGTTAATGTCATATGGGATGAGATTAAAATAATACCTGTATCCTAGATTGTTATTTGATTGTGTAACTGATGTAAATTTGCGACCATCGGTATTTGAAAGTACGGTGTACCCTGAGTCCTCTGACATAGATAACCCACCGTTTGCTAAAATATTATTATAATCAGGAGTATTTTTATCTGTAATAGTATTTGGCGGGTAGTAAATGATATGTGTAGATATTGAAAATACATCCATCTTACCATCATTGTTAGCATCAAATGCTATTGCCGACACTTCAGCACTATTTGTAAGTTTTACTGGCCAGCCCGGGACTACAGTGTTTATAACACCTGAATGAAACCAATCATATCCACCTTGACCAAACGGACCAGTTGGCAAAGTATTTAAAGTCAAAACATCCAATCCATTTGGTCCACCATATACGATAACATGATTCTTTCCAGTCCAATCTCCTGTAACTAGCAAATCATCATATCCATCACCATTGAAGTCAGCAGTAACCATTGAAGTTTGTTTATCTAAATCATTACTTACCCATGATGATATCGGATTAGCTGATGTAGTAACTTGACTGTTATTTAATGATAGTAACATTGTTGTTCCGGGCACACAACCACTTTCCTGAGCAGGTAGTAAAATTTGTGTTTTATGGCTGCTATCAAATTTGCCTACTGCTATAGCATAAGACCTTGATGAGTTTTCTGGAATAGAATTACTATTATTTGTAAATGATCCATTATTATTAATGGCTACGCCAATTTTTGATCCAGTCCACGGTGGGGTATCAAGTCCGGCTTCTGACGCAATAATATCCTTTGATCCATCTCCGTTAATATCAGCATACCATATCCATGGTGAATGTAATAGTGTTGGAGCACCTTGAGGGAAATATCTATTAGTTAAATTTATTGTTGAGTTTTGATCACCGACCACAGTTAACGGTATGGGCACTTGTGGATAGGCAGATACACTAAACACAAATTCAGTTTTACCATCACCGTCTAGGTCTGCTAACAACCCTGAACGAAAATAATAACTTGTACCGGCGCCGCCGTAGATACTATAATCAATTAGCGTGGAACCTGATATTGCGATATCATTAATGTTCGTTGGATCTATCTGCGGTGTATTACTGGAGGGGCCGGTGCCGCCCCCGCATCCGTACAACAACAATGTTACCGCAACACCAATGAGTGTTGGTTTTAATTTAATCATTTTTTAGCCGCGGGCACTTCTGCTGATTTTGCTTGTACACAAACTGCCTGCTTGTTCAGTGCTTTAAATTCTTGTGCCGCTTTAGCACAAGTTTCCTGTTGTTCAAACTGGCCCACATATGTGATACTAGTAGAACTCAATCCTACACCGATTAGAACAATAGTCCAAAACATAATTACGCCTTCAAAATATCAACAATACGTTGATGGATGATATCCATTTCATCCCGCTCAACATAAAAGTCGGTAGTCGGGTCATAGTATTGACCTTCTTTGGTATCGTAATAGAGGACACGTCCGGAGAAATTGAAGGGACCTTCAAGACCTTTGCGAGGACCGTACTTGGTACGCATTTCATCCATTTGATGTTTGTCTGCGATAACTTTGTAGCCCATATAAAACTCCTGTTGTTGACTGAATAAGACTCTATTATATACCCGAAACCATTTAATGTCAAGCCCTATATGTAGCGT